ATCTATTAGATATTTATATATAAAATATTTTATATGAGCACAAAACTAATATTGGATAATTATCTTGGAAAAAACACAAGAGTATCCGAAAAAGATAATGGGGATGGTACAAAACAAGTTTGTGATCTTGATACTGGAGATTGCTACACAATCAGAATGAAAGACGGTCTAATTGAAAGAGTGGACAATACTATGAGACAATTTAAGAAAGTCCAAGTTGAAACAAAATCAGGAATAAAAACTTTATTAAACGGATAAAATGGGAATTGATAATAAAATTTTAGAAGAAATTGAGAGATACAAAAGTATCAATAACTATATAATGGAACAAGCTCCGCCACCTCCAGGTGATTTACCACCACCTCCAGGAGGAGACGTACCGGCTGGTGACGCTGGAGCAGTACCACCACCTCCAGGAGATCCCGGAGCACCACCAGCACCTCCCGCTGAAGCACCAGCACCGGAAGAGGGAACACCAATTGATGTTGCAGCAGACGCTGATGTTGAGGAAGTTGGGGTAGAAGAAGAAGGTGGTGAAGAAACACTTGATATTACTGACCTTGTTGATACACAAAAAACTATGTCTGATAAACAAGAAGAATATTTTAATAATTTATTCTCACAATTATCAAACCTTGAATCTAAACTTGGTGAAATGGATCAACTTGTAACTAAGATTAATAGTCTTGAAGCTAAAATTGATGAGTTCAAACCAAAAACACCAGAAGAAAAACTTGAATTAAGAAGTTTAGATTCCGGACCGTTCAAACAAAAACTTTCCGATTTCTTCCAAGACAAACAAGAAGAAATGAAACAATCTGGAAAAAATGAATATGTTTTAACTTCTGATGAGGTTGAGGATTACTCACCAGAAGAAGTAAGAACATCTTTCCAGGATTATGATGAAGAAGATGAAAATATGATGTAATGTTTGGGGTTACACGTTGTAACTCCAAACTTTTATTTTTTACGATATTGACTGCGACGAATTTTTAATTTATACTTAACTTGTAAACTTTTAATAACACAAATATATGGCGACAAACAATGTTTTAGATGCGGTTTTGGCACAGTATGAGAGCTCAAAACAAAGTGGTTCTTCTTCCACTTCAAAAATGTCACAAGAAGAAAGAATGAAAAAGTATTTTGCTGCGATACTTAAAGACAATGAAAAGCAAGCACAAAAAAGAATCCGTATCCTACCTACACCAGACGGATCATCACCATTCAAAGAAGTATGGTTCCACGAAATTCTTATTGATGGAAAATGGCAGAAGTTCTATGATCCAGGAAAAAATGACAATGAGAAATCACCATTAAGTGAAGTTTACGAAGAACTTATGGCAACCGGTAAAGAGTCCGATAAGGAACTTGCTAAACAATACAAACCTCGTAAGTTTTATATTGTTAAAGTAATTGATCGTGACAATGAACAAGACGGACCAAAATTCTGGCGATTCAAACACAATTACAAACAAGAAGGGATCTTTGATAAGATCATTCCTATCTACAAAGCAAAGGGTGATGTTGCTGACGCTGAAAAAGGGCGAGATCTAATTCTTGAACTTACAAAAGCAAAAACACCAAAAGGTGCGTTCTACACAGTAATCCAAACTGTAATGTACGATGATCCGTCTCCGGTTCACGAAGACGAGGAAACTATGGAAAGTTGGGTAAGTGACGAACTTACTTGGGAGGATGTTTACTCTAAAAAACCAACCGAGTACCTTGAAGCAATTGCAAGAGGTGAAACTCCGAAGTGGGATTCAGATGCAGGTAAATACATCTATGGTGATTCATCTGAAGCTGAGATTTCTCTTGGTGGTGGAAAATCAAATAGTGAGACCAAAACTGAGGATCCACAAATGAATGATGAGGTTGATGAAGAACTTCCGTTCTAAAGTCTAATTGGTTGGAGACCGGCATAAGTCTCCAACCTTATTTTGTTTAATTATACGTCCTCAACCTTATTAAATGATTTCCGTTTTAACACTAACATATCAAAGACATCACCTCCTTGAAGAGGCAATTCAGTCGTTTTTATTACAAGATTATAAAAACGGTGAAATGGTAATTGTAAATGACAGCCCAAACACACATTACACTTACGATCACCCACAAATTAAGATATTCAATTTAGCAGAAAGATTCCCAAATTTATCTAAAAAATTAGAATGGGGATTTAAACAATGTCAAAATGAATACATTTACAGATTGGACGATGATGATCTTCTTGGACCGGACGCACTTAAAATATCAGAGGAGTTTATATTAAACAATCCTGGATATGATGTATATAGACCAAAACAACATTATTTTTTCTTACATAATAAATTTGAAAGTATTGGTGGTAATGTTAATAATGGGAATGTCTATACAAAAAAATATATAAATAGGATCCAGTTCCCAGATAAAAGTTTTGGTGAAGACTTTGATATTACATATAAATTTAGACCAAAGATCTATGAAAGTGATGGAAAACCAACAATGATTTATAGGTGGGGGATGAATACTTATCACGTATCAGGTTTTGGTGACACACCAACAGAAAAGTTGTATGAAAAAATTGATCATATGACAAAAAATAATCACGGAAATTTTGTATTGAAACCACATTTTACTAATGATTATTACAAAATGATTCCTTATAATTAAATAAAAAAATATGGCAATTAAGAAAAATGATTTTAGTTCTGTAAAGAAGAAATTCTCTTCTGATGCAAAATATAAACAACAAAGATATTTTGATCTTGGTGAAGCCTTTCTTGACGCTGTGGGTCTTCCTGGTCCGGCTATAGGACATATTAATATGTTTTTAGGGCACTCTGATACCGGTAAAACAACAGCACTCGTAAAAACGGCCGTTGATGCTCAGAAGAAAGAAATCCTACCAGTGTTCATTATTACAGAACAAAAGTGGTCTTTTGATCACGCAAAACTTATGGGGTTTGAATGTGAAGAAGTTGTTGATGAAGAAACCGGTGAACTTGCTTGGGATGGATTTTTTATCTTTAATAATAACTTTGATTACATTGAACAAATTACTGATTATATAAATGATATGCTTGACGCTCAAGAAAAGGGTGAACTTGATTATAGTTTGTGTTTCTTGTGGGACTCTGTAGGTTCTGTTCCTTGTAAAATGACATACGAAGGAAAAGGTGGTAAACAACACAATGCTTCAGTTCTTGCGGATAAAATTGGTATGGGAATTAATCAAAGAATTTCCGGATCAAGAAAAGCTGGATCAAAATATGAAAATACACTCATTATTGTGAACCAACCTTGGGTTGAACTTCCAGATAATCCATTTGGTCAACCAAAAATTAAAGCAAAAGGTGGTGAAGCAATTTGGTTAAACTCATCTTTGGTATTCTTGTTTGGAAATCAAAAAGGTGCTGGCACAACAAAGATTACCGCAACAAAAGATAAGAGAACTGTTAAATTTGCATCAAGAACAAAAGTATCTGTTATGAAAAACCACATTAACGGACTTGGTTTTGAAGATGGAAAAATTATTGTAACGCCACACGGATTTCTACCTGGAAAAGACGCTACAGAAGAGAAAAAGTCAATTGAGACTTACAAGAGTGAACAGGCCGAATATTGGAAACAAATAATCGGTGTAGATGGAGATTTTGATTTGAAAACAGAAAAAGAAGAAAAAGTTTATGGAGAAGAATAAATTAAAAGTTATTTCTTTATTTTCCGGGTACGGAACACAAGAACTAGCATTAAAATATATAGGTGTTGATCACGAAGTTATTGCAAATTGTGACAACTTTAAACAAGCAAACGAATGTTATGATGTACTTCATACATCACAACTTGGAAACTTGGGTGATATTACAAAAATTGACGAAAACACATTCCCACAATGTGATTTATTAACGTATTCATTTCCTTGTCAGGATATATCAATTTCTGGAGTACAAAGAGGAATAAAGGAAGGAACAAGAAGTGGACTCTTATATGATGTTGAAAGAATACTGGCAACTAATAGACCAAAATATCTTTTAATGGAGAACGTTAAAAACCTTATCTCAAAAAATCATTATGATAATTTTAAAAAACACATCTATTTTTTAAGAGGATTAGGATACACATCATACTGGAAAGTACTTAATGGTGCTGACTTTGGGTGTCCCCAAAATAGAGAAAGGGTGTTTATGATTTCTGTTCTTAATGGTGATAGAGAAGATGTAAAACAAAAAATGGAGAATGTGGACAACTACAAAAAAACAAGAGTTCCAATGAGACCTTTTATTGAAGACGTGGAAAATCCGGAACTTTTTGTTAATTGTTCATATACACCCCATCAACCAAAAAGTAATACTATTTGCAAACTTGTTGCTAGAAGAAATGATGTTAAATACGATCAGGCAAGAAGAATCTATTCTGTTGATGGATGTTCACCTTGTCTTACAACAAGCGGATCACCACAGATTATGTGTGAAGATGGTAGAATAAGAACTATTACAGCAAGAGAAGGATATAGATTTATGGGTGTTCACGAAGATGATATTGATCAATTACTTACAACATCATTATCAACAACAGCACACGTTTCACTTGCAGGAAACTCAATTTGTATTCCGGTAATGGAAGCGATCTTTAGTGAATTTTTTAGTGAATACATCACAACACAAGAACCAGTATTGTCAAACCAGACAAACGAAGAATTAAATGACTAAAACCTTATTGGTTGACGGAAACAACCTATTAAATATTGGATTTCACGGTGTTAGGGACTTCTTTAACAAAGGAGAACACGTTGGGGGTACCTGGCACTTTTTAAATACTTTAAGGAAGTTTTTAGAAGAGACCAACTACAATAAGGTGGTTGTATTTTGGGATAGTGAAACCTCATCATCAGAGAGAAGACTACTATACCCAAAATACAAACTTAATCGTAAAGAAAAAAACGAAGAAGATTTTAAAGAACAATCTTTTTTAAATCAAAAACAAAGAGTAAAACAATACCTGGAAGAAATGTTCGTAAGACAACTTGAGATTGAAAAATCTGAAGCCGATGATCTTATAGCATATTATTGTCAAATCTCAGAAGATGAGGATAAAACAATATTTTCATCAGATAGAGACCTTACACAGTTAATTTCTGAAAAGGTAACAATATACTCACCCCAACAAAAAAGATATTATAAGAATGGAGATTTGGTTAAAATGTATGAAGCTGAAATTCCACATTATAATGTTAAAACCTACAAGATATTAACCGGTGACAGTTCGGATAATATTGATGGTATTTTTTATCTGGGTGAAAAAACATTTCTAAAATTATTCCCAGAAATACTTGATACTGAAGTTAAATATTCCGATATTTTAACAAAGGCAGAACAGTTACTTACGGAACAAAAAGGAAATGTTGCCTTACAAAATCTCCTTAGTGGAAAAACCAAAGAGGGAATATTTGGAGATGAGTTCTTTCTTATCAACGAGAAGTTAGTGGATCTTGCAAACCCACTAATAACCGAAGAAGGAAAAGATTTGGTTAGATTATATTACTCCGAGTCATTGGATCCAGACGGAAGAGGACATAGAAATCTAATACGAATGATGATGGAAGACGGATTCTTCAAATTTCTCCCAAAGGGTGACGAAGCTTGGGTAAATTTTTTGAAACCATTTTTAAAACTGTCAAGAAAAGAAAAAACAAAATTTAGAAACAAAACAAAAAAGTAAAAAATGAGAGACCAAGAAGCGACAAAGGTAGAGTTCTTATTGATGTGTAACGACAACATCGTTGTACAAAGATTCTTTAATGTCAAAGGGTTCAACAAAAATGCCCACAAATCAGAAGAGTTCTACGACTATATTAGAACTTTCTGTACTAACCTTCAATATGATTTGAAGATGAGATCCGTAGTCTATATGCTGGAGAATCAGTATGAAATTATGGAAAACCCGGATGTTCTTAACACCTCAATTACCGAGGGTGAAGAGAATTTTAACCTTTACATTAAGGTTGACAACCTGACAATTTGTCAGAGGTCGTTTGATGCAAAAGTATACCCACCAAAGGTAAGATATACCGTAGACCTACGCCCAAAGTTGAAAGGGATACTTTCAGACCTAACTGACATTTTTTCCGGTAAAAAATTTAATTATTTTTATCCACAATTTATCTAAAATTAGTAGTATTTATCATTACTAACAGAAAGAAAAATTATGGCGACAAACAAAAACTTCGAGTATCTCGGCAACAATTTCCAGATCCAATTACTTAACCAAATAATTGTAGACAAAGAATTTTCACACTCTATTATTGACGTAATTGAAAACAATTATTTTGAAAACAAGTATTTCAAAATAATCATTCAGATGATTAGAGAGTATTATAAAAAATACGATCATACACCATCATTTGAAACATTAGAACAAGTAACAAAATCCGAACTACAACAGGAAACAGCAATCAAGGTTGTTCTTGATACAATCAAGAAAATCAAGGATGCACCTATTGACGGTGTAGATTTCGTTCAAGAAAAAGCACTTAAATTCTGTAAACAACAAGAGTTACAGAAAGTAATGAAAAAAGCCCAAAAGATCATTGACGGTGGAGAGTTTGAAAACTACGACACGTTAGAAGAATTAGTAAGAGAGGCTTTACTGGTTGGTTCAAAAGACACAAGTGCAATGGATGTCTTTTCAAACTTAGACCAAGTGCTAGAGGACGATTATAGACACCCAATCCCAATGGGAATACCAGGTATTGACAGATTGTTAAAGGGAGGACTTGCGAAAGGAGAAATCGGTGTAATCCTTGCACCAACCGGAGTCGGAAAGTCAACACTCACAACAAAGATTGCGAATCACGCATTTAACCTTGGATTTAATGTCTTACAAATATTTTTTGAAGACAACCCAAAAGTGATACAAAGGAAACATTTTACCCTTTGGACAAAGATTCACCCTGACGAATTGTCAGATAAAAAAGATGAGGTGATGAACAAAGTAAAAGAAATCAAGGAAACAATGTCAAATGAGTTAATCTTAAAAAAATTACCATCTGACACCAAGACAATGCTTCAGATCAAAAATGAGATCAGAAAGATGATTGCCGACGGTACAAAGATAGATATGGTAATTTTGGACTATATTGACTGTGTTGTTCCGGATAAGAACTTAGGTGATGAATGGAAAAGTGAAGGATCCGTAATGAGATCGTTTGAAGCAATGTGCCACGAATTAAACATCGTTGGATGGACTGCAACACAAGGTAATCGTTCATCAATATCATCTGATGTTGTAACAACAGATCAAATGGGTGGATCAATTAAAAAGGCACAAGTAGGTCACGTTATTATAACTGTAGCAAAGTCATTACAACAAAAAGAAATGAAATTAGCCACAATCGCAATTACCAAGTCTCGTATTGGAGATGACGGTGTGGTATTTGAAAATTGCAAATTTGATAATGCAATGCTTGAAATTGATACGGAATCTACAACCACATTCTTAGGTCTTGAGGAACAAAAAGAGGAAAGACAACGACAAAGGGTTAAGGAGTTGCTTGAAAAAAGACAACAGAGAGAAAAAGGAAAATCGACAGAAAATTAAAAATAAAATAATTAAATTTTAAACTATGGATATTTCACAAAAAATATTGAGTGATATTACGGTGTATATGAAATACGCTAAATTTGTCCCTGAATTAAATAGAAGGGAAACTTGGGAAGAACTCGTGACAAGAAATAAAGAAATGCACCAGAAAAAATACCCACAAATTAAAGAAGAAATTGAAGATGTTTATAAGATGGTATATGATAAGAAAATTCTACCATCTATGAGATCTTTACAGTTTGGTGGAAAACCAATTGAGATTTCACCAAATAGAGTATATAACTGTGCTTATTTACCGATTGATCATACGGATGCTTTTTCTGAAACTATGTTCCTATTACTTGGTGGTACCGGTGTTGGGTTCTCAGTTCAGAAACACCACGTAGATAAACTTCCGGAAATCAAAAAACCAAACCCAACAAGAACAAGAAGATATTTGATTGGAGACTCAATCGAAGGTTGGGCCGATGCAATTAAAGTACTACTTGAATCTTATATGGGATCAAAGTCCTCAACACCAGTATTTGATTTTTCAGATATTCGTCAAAAAGGAGCTCTTCTTGTGACATCTGGAGGAAAAGCACCAGGACCTCAACCACTTAAAGATTGTATTCACAATATTACAAAAGTACTTGACGCTAAAAATGATGGAGATAAACTTTCACCAATTGAAGCTCACGATATTACCTGTCATATTGCAGACGCAGTACTTGCTGGTGGTATTCGTAGAGCGGCACTTATCTCTTTATTTTCGGCAGATGATGATGAAATGATTTCTTGTAAGTCAGGAAGTTGGTGGGAATCAAATCCACAGAGAGGTAGAGCAAATAATTCGGCAGTTCTTCTTCGTCATAAAGTGACTCAAGAATACTTTATGGATCTTTGGAAAAGAATTGAACTTTCCGGAGCCGGAGAACCTGGAATTTATCTATCTAATGATAAAGATTGGGGAACTAATCCTTGTTGTGAGATTGCACTTCGTCCTTATCAATTCTGTAACTTGTGTGAAGTTAATGCTTCAGACATTGAATCTCAAGAAGATTTTGAAAAAAGAGTTAAGGGTGCTGCATTTATTGGAACACTACAAGCTGGTTATACTGATTTCCATTACTTGAGAGATGTTTGGAAAAGAACAACAGAAAAAGATGCTCTTATTGGTGTTGGAATGACTGGAATTGGATCGGGAGTTGTACTTGGTTATGATATGAAAGCTGCAGCAGAAGCTGTTAAACAAGAGAACGAAAGAGTTGCCGGTCTTATTGGGATCAATAAAGCCGCAAGAACAACAACCGTTAAACCATCCGGAACATCATCTTTGGTTTTAGGAACCTCATCTGGAATCCACGCTTGGCATAATGACTTTTACCTAAGAAGAATCCGAGTAGGAAAGAACGAAGCTATCTACACATACCTTTCTATCTACCACCCAGAACTTGTTGAAGATGAATTTTTCCGTCCACACGATACAGCAGTAATTACAATCCCACAAAAGGCACCAGAGGGATCTATCTTGAGATACGAATCAGTATTCCAAATGCTCGATAGAGTAAAGAAAGTATCACAAGAATGGGTTAGATCAGGACATAGAACGGGTCAAAATACCCACAACGTATCCGCAACAGTTTCAATTAAAGAAGATGAATGGGAATTGGTTGGTGATTGGATGTGGAAAAACAGAAAATACTACAATGGCCTATCTGTTTTACCTTATAATGGAGGAACTTATACTCAGGCACCATTCGAGGATTGTACTAAAGAAGACTTTGAAAGATTGGTTGCAACATTAAAAGATGTTGATCTTACAAAAGTTATTGAATTACAAGATAATACCGACCTTCGTGGTGAGGCAGCTTGTGCTGGAGGAGCTTGTGAAATTGTATAAGTTATGACAGTTAGTGCATCAAAAGATTGGGTACAACAATTATATGTTCAGGAGATTACAAAAAAGTCTCCTGAACCTAATTTTTATAAAGACAAATTTGGAAACCTTGTGATGACCGAATCTTATCATATAAAAAGAGGAAAATGTTGTGGGTCCGGATGTTTACACTGTCCTTACGAACCAATCCACCAAAAAGGAAATACAAACCTAAAAGAGTCCTTACGAAAGTAAGGATTTTTTTATTTATATAAAAAATTACATCTTTATATTTATTAGTATGGCAAATGGTGTAACATATGGTATTTATTTCCCTTTCCAGGATTCTATGGAAGGTAGGTATTTAATGCCAACACAAACAACTAATGATGAAATTAGATCTAATTTAATTCACCTTTTACTTACAAGAAAAGGGACCAGATATTTTTTACCAGATTTTGGAACAAGATTATATGAATATATCTTTGAACCTCTTGATGGACCAACATTTAGTGATATTGAATCTGAAATTAGAGATAGTGTTGGACAATATTTACCCGGAATTAAAATTACAAATATAGATATAAAACCTGCAACATCTGATTATTCAGACCCAGGAGCAACATATATAAGCCAAAATGGTACAAGAGAATATAAAATACCAGGACTAGCGGAAAAAGAATATACAGCAAGAGTCAAGATTGATTATAAGATTACTAATTCAGCACTTGAATCCAGTGATTTTGTTATTTTAAATATTT